TCATCGGCCAGTCGGTCGGTAACCCGAACGCCGCCATCCGCGTCGTCATCACCGACCTCTAAGCCGAAAGGCCAGAGGAAGGTGCAAGGCCCCCAGCGATGGGGGTCTTTTGTTTGGCTGGGGTCTTAGACCCCTCTGGCTTGGCTTCTGACGCCTTTTGACTCCCGCGTAGACGCATGGGAGCCATCCAAGACGAGTGGGCCGCAGACGCCTCTGAAATCCTCAACGAAATACCCAAGGCCGTGACGGTCCGCCGTGGCTCTGGCTCTTCCACTGCTTTCAACGTCCTTATGGGGCCCCCCATGGTCGGCCAAGACCTTGAGACCGGGGGCTTTCTTAACTCGACGAGCTACGACGTGAAGTTCCTGCGCACGGACACGGCTGCCCATGCCGGCATCGTGATCTACGGGAACCTTGTCCACTACAACGGCGCGGACTACCGCATCGTTGCCATCAACGACCGCCCGCCTTCCGCCTGGGTCATTGTCCGCGTACAGTCCAAGAGCGAACCCGCCTAAATGTCCGTCACCGCCAACAAGTACGTCACCGTAGACGATTCGGCGTTCCTAGCCCACCTTAAGGACTATTCATTGGTCCTCGGCAAAAGCATGGCCGAGACCATCCGTCAGCAAGCCGGCCTCTTTTGCGTGGACATGATTGGCTACACGCGGCCGTTCACTTCGGCCGGAGAAGGCATGACGAAGGACTCAAAAGACAAGGGTCTTGAGAACATCACGAAAAGCGTTTACCACATCTTCCAGCCCATCGACCGGGCGACTTCAGGCCAGATTGCGTCCATCGGTCGTTATGACGTTTTCAAGATGTGGGAAAAGCGAACGGGCAGCGGAGCGGCCAAAGGCAGGAAAGTCCGCTGGACGCAGTTTCAGAAAACCTATGGCGGAGGCAAGGCCCCCGTCTTCATCGAAGCCGGCGATCAGGCCACGATTGGTCGCATACACACCTCTCTCCGCCAGGACAACGGTCGCGGCTCCCTGAAACCTTCGGCAAGCCATAGCAAAGAGCCGTTTGCCATCGTCGCCAAAGACAAGGACATCCAGTCCTACATCAAGAAAAAGCAAAAGGACGTTGGCATCCTCAAGTCGGCCTATTCTCACGCGGCTCAAAAGATTGGCGCAAAGACCACTTTTCCGGCTTGGGTCAAAAACCCCGAAGGCATCGGCAACGCCATCGGAAAAGACGACACGGACACCCCAAACCTTCCTTCGGTAACCGTTGGAAACACGAAAGGCGGACGCGGTACTTTTAATTCCCTAGTCCGTGCGGCCATGAACTATCGGGCCTACGCTATGCGCATCAAGATGGCTGCCGAACTCAATAAAAACAAGACCCCTCTTTGGCAAGCTACCGCCCAGGGCAAGACCTCCAACACCTTCCAACATTTCTCCTAATGCCTACCCCTACCATCTACGGCATCCGCACAATCACGGAGCAATCCCTCAAGGCTTGGTTTGACGCCAACGCCTCCATGCTTCCCGGCGTCCCCATCCATGCCGGCCAAACGGACGAAATCCGTGGCGTCCCTATCATCATCCTTCACGCAGAGTCGGCAGCCGCCCACCGCGATCTTGGCGCCAAGCCCCTTGGCAACTTCGAGCTGACGGTCAAGATTTACGTCTATTCATCGGCCGATGACTCGACGCTGGCCGAACACCGCGAACGGGTAGAAAACGTCCAGGCCATCATGCAGGACGTGGCTGGCCTTGCGTCATCCTGGACGGTCGGGACTTTCTATGCCTCTTGGATTGTCAGCGACGACGAAGGGGTGGCCGACCGCCGCTATGGGAACGTCCTCACTTACAACATTGTTGCGGCCTATCCGCCGGCGCTCTGACGCGCCTTGACTCCCGCGTAGAATCAAATCTCAAGACCATGTCGCTTCCTCAAACCTTTGGCGTCAGCCACGTTTTCGCCCTCTACGACACCGCCGCCTTCGTTACCCTTCAGTCTGACGACATCAGCAAGAAGGCCGCGCTTGACGTCGAAGTGATGGACGAGACCGGCCGCGTCATCACTGACCGCCTCGACGACCTCCGCACGGAAACCTCTCTCTCCGGAGTCCTCAAGACCGGCGCGACCATCCCGGCCATCGGCGACAACCTGACTTACAATTCCATCGCTTACATCATCAAGGACGTGGGCGACGCCGGCACGAACAACGGTTTCCGCAAGGTCACCCTCAAGCTGGTTAAGTACCAGGAGATCGCTTAAAGCCCGCAAGGGCTTCCCGCCGTGGCTAATCGGTGGACGCAAGCAGCGACGATACTCCCGCCGACGATTGAAGTCTGCGGGCGTCGTCTGTTGCCGTTTTGCCTCCGCCATCGCGTGGCGCTAGAGGCTATCGGTTCGCCCATCCTGTTGACCCATTTGGACGCAACGGCTGCCGACATCCTAGCCGCCGCCCGCATCCTGTCTTCTCATGATCTGACGGAACTCCGCAAACCGACGACCTTTTCCGAGGGACTCTGGCTTGCCAAGATGCGCTGGAACAAGAAGGCGCTGATGACCGAGGCCGCGAAGCTTCATTACTATTTCGAGGCCCAATCTCTTTGGCCGCGATTCTGGGAGAAGTCGGATTCCAACAATAACTCCAACGGGCTCCCTTGGCCGCTTGCCGTCGTTGCCTCCCTTGTGCGCAACGGGGCGACCCTGACCGAAGCCTGGACCATGCCGGAGGCCGAAGCCGTGTGGCTACACATTGCCCACTGTGCCGCTTCTGGGGCTGACATCTCAGTCGTCTCCGACCAAGAATGGGAAGCGATGGAGGGCTACAAAGCGGCCGAATCCGCCAAGCAAGAAGCCAAACCCAACACCCGAAACTGATCCATGAGCGACGACGTAAAAGTAAAGTTTGGCGGAGACTTCACCGATGTCCCCAAGGGCGCCGACAGTGCTGGCAAGATTGCCGGAACGGCCATTGCTTCTTCGTTTAAAGAATATACGAAAAGCCTGACTTCATCCATCGCCAGTTTCTTCTCCGTTTCTAACCTGATTGGAACGTTCGCAAACAATTTCATGTCAGCCATGGACAAATTCCGAGAGATTGACCAATTTTCGAAGCAGTTAGGAGTCAGCCGCGTCGAACTGCAAAAATTCAGCAAGTTAGGAGCCGAAGTCGGCATCTCGATGGAAACCATGGCGCGCTCAATTGGCTTTGCCAACAAGACCATCGGCGCGGCGCAAATGCACGCCGGAGCCCAGCGTCAGTCCTTGCTCGATTTAGGCTTCACCCTTGAGCAGATTACCGGCGGCCACATCAAGGCCACCGACGTCATGTTTAAATTGGCCGAGGCTTACGACAAAAACAAAAACTCGAACAACCTGGCAAAGCAGACGACCGAGGTGTTTGGTCGAGCCGGCCAGGAATTAACGCGGATCCTCAAAGACGGTAATGTTCAATTGCAGGAACGCATCCGTTTGATGAAAGTTTATAGTGAAGAAGCCGTCCGTGGTGGCGCTGTCGCGAGTCGCTATGTAGAGATTTTTAAGAAAAAAGCGGAAAAGGAGTTTGGTGGCAAACAAATGGAGCTTGCTGGATATACGATTGCCGCCTCTGAACTTTCTGAAGCTCGCGATGAAACAAGGAAAAAGCTAGGGATAAAAGATGATACTAGCATCAGCGAACTTCGCGAAAGCGGAAAGTTTCCGGAGTATTACTCAACCCTCTTAAAAAACGCCGCCAAGCGTGGTTTAAGCGCCGCTGATGTTTTATCTATTACTCAAACTGGATCGGAACAAGGAACTTTCTTCCAATCTCAAACGACAAAAGACGATTACGCGCAGCTTTTAGGGTTTCTTCGTAACACCGTGCAGGAAGAGGAAACCGCTCAAAACAAACGCAACCTTTCAGATACCGGCGACCTTGTGGACGCTGGATCCGGTGGACCAGTCGCCCTGCTTGCCTCCTCCCTCCAGCAAATCGGCGGCGGTGACATTTCTTCCATCATGTCTGGGATGGGCGCCAACGAGGTTGCCGACAACACCAAGCGGACGGCCGACGGCGTCCAGAAGCTTGTCGAAAAGAACGTCGATCAGACCCCCGTCAGCGACGTCGCAAAATAACTTAAAACTATGCCCTACACATCAGGAACCCGCATCGACTTTGGCAACGGCCTCAACACCGTCCCAGGC